GAAGGCTATGGCCGACGCCATTGCTTCTGGAGCAGACCCTGTGAAGGCCGCCTTTGACTTTGCTCAGGGGTGCATGGGTCAGCCGATGGGTCAGCAACAGTCGGATGCCCAGCTCATTGATGACATGCTTGCCCAGCAGGCTCCCGTTGTCTCTGACATGGGGATTGAGATGGGCGCTCCCACCATGGACATGGGTGAGTTCTCGATGACGGCAAATGATGACCTGCTCATGAAGCAGCTCTTTGCCAACCAAGAGTCTGACGATGCACAGCAGGCGCAACAGGATCAAGGCCAGCAGAAGCAGGCAGCGATCCGCACAGCGTCGACTCGCACCGTTGGTACTCGTCCCACAGCGGGTGTGAGCCAGCTTGGGGGTCTTCCCTCGACGAGCAAGAAGGACGATGTGTCCAATCTTTCGTCGATGTGGAGTTCAGCTCCAGACGTGAGTTCTGCGTTCGGTATGACCGGTCGTTGATCCAACGTCTCTCAGCCCGACGGGCTGCATAGATGCATATGTGAATGAGGGTACCCTGCTTTCCACGCTAAGGAGCAAACATGTCATTGCGCGGACAAAGCTCGGGTGACTTCAAGGAAACTTCTGGTCGGGTGCAACTCTTCCACATCGTCACGCGTAACAGCGTTGGCGCTCTGGCAGCGGACGCATACACCCAGGCGAATCCTCCGGTCTACACGAGCACCAACGTCAAATCTACAACCCTTGCTGGTATCACCAAGGTCGGTGTGTTGGGCGGTTCTGTCGCCTTCACTCGTCCCCAGGCCGGCAACAACGTGACAGGCGGCCCGACGGTCAACGCAGGCCCTGCGTTCCTCGCCGGAATCAAGCCCCTTGGCATCTTCATTAACGATGCCCTTGGCAATGCGTACGAAAACACCCCTGGCGTTGCCAGCGGTCGTGGGCCGTACGTTTGCGGGTCAGGCTCGTGCATCGGAGTGACTCTCTATGAGACTGCCCAGCTTCAGGGTGGCTCAGCGGGTACCGCTCTGACCTATGCGGCTGGCGACTTGCTTTACGCGAGCGCGAACGGCCTCCTCACCAACCGTGCGGCGGACTCTTACGAGACGCTTCAGGGTGCAACTCCAACCATCATGGGTGTGGTCAAGGCGGCTCCTGACGCCAACACCCCCATGCTCGTGCTCGACCTTCGGGTCTGAAGGAAGGGAAGGCACACCATGGTTAGCAACGAAGTCAAGCAGCAGATCATCAGCGAATACATCAAGACGGCCGCCGGCCGTGCGAAGCTCGCTGCATCGATGATTCAACCCCTCCGTCTGCGTCGCGACTACACGGCGGTTGGTCGTAAGACCTTCCTCGTGGAGCAGCTCCCTGACGGCGCCCTTCCGATCTACGACAAGGATCCAGACGTCACGGCGTACGTGGTTGGTGAAGAGGGTGAAAACATCCTCGCGATCCAGAAGCCACGCCGTGTCATCTTCCCCTTGTTCGAGATCGCCTCGAATCCTGAGATTCCCCTCACCCAGATCAAGGAGCGTCGTTTTGATCTGATCGAGCGCGCTCAGGATCTGGCGAAGGCTCAGATTCAGGCAGCGGAAGACGAGCGTGTGTTCGCGGTTCTGGACAGCATCGCTGTCTCGGGCTTCGACACTCTGGCTGGTCAGACGAACCCCGACATCAACGTGGTGGCTCCGGTCTCCCCGTCGGTACTCGCGGATGCGTTTGCTGAGATCGAGCGTCACGACCTGCGCGTGGCTCGTATCTACATGAACGCCACGGACTATGCGGACATCCGTAAGTTTGGCCGAGATATCCTTGATATCGAAAGTCAGGCTGTGCTGCTCAAGACTGGTCTCCAGGCCACCCTTTGGGGCGCCCAGATCATCACGAGCCGCTTGGTACCTGCCGGCTTCATCTACGTGTGCTGCGAGCCCGAGAACTTCGGTCGCTTCCCCGTTCGTACGGAACTTACGGTTCTGTCGGCGGATGACCCGAAGGCCCGCACAATTGGTTTTTCTTGCTTCGAGAACCTGGGCATCGGGGCTTTCAACCCGCGTGGTCTCACGCGCTTGATCGTCACCCGCGTCTGAGATTTTCTCTAGCAAATACACCAACTTAGAAGGCCACTCTGGAAACGGAGTGGCCTTCTAGTTTTAAGCGTAGAAAAGAACCACTTGCCAAACCTCACATCACGTGGTGCGGGTCTCAGTACCAAAAATGTTGGGGACATTCAATGTCTCAGTCAAGCACACCGAAGAAATCCTGACGGCCTTTTCGTTTTTTTGGTGTACCTAGACGCATGATAGGTTCTTCGCCCCCTCTACATTCAAGTTTCTGCACCGATAGGGGTACCCTTATCGGCCAGACCACTCAAGGGGAGCGATTTTCCTTTTATGCGGAACACATGATGTACGAGGGCTTGATCTCAGGCGTCACAGGTAGTGTCGCACGCCCCGCTAAACGAAGATTGGAAGGACTAAAATGAACAAGATGGAAATGGTACGTGAAATCTCGAAGAAGGTGCCAGACCTCAACCGTACGCAGGTACGTTTGGTGGTGGATGCACTCAAGGACGTCGCTGTCCGCGAGTTGAAGAGGAACAAGGTCTTCTCGTTCCCAGGCATCGTCAAGATTGCTGTTGCGAAGACCCCCAAGCGTCAAGAGCGTAAGGGCCGCAACCCACTGACCGGTGCGGCGATCACGATTGCCGCGAAGCCTGAGGGCAAGAAGCTCAAGGCTCGGTTCTTCCGCGCCCTCAAGGTCGAGGTCGGCCAGGTGCAGGAGAAGGAACCGAAGAAGAAGTGACCAAGGTACCTCTCTGGAGGTACCTTTCAAGAGGGCGGGCAAGCGTCACAGCTGCTCGCCCTCTTGAGTTTAATCTACTTGTCATAGGCCCCCTATGGGAGGCCCTAGATGAACCAAGATCAGACCGTACTCAACAAGTTTGAGTCCTACACTGCGACTCGCGATTTTGCACTCGGCTCCACGGGAATCAATATCCCGAGGGGCTCCGAAGTCTTTTTCGACCAGACAGTCGTTATCTACAACGAAGCCCGATACACGATGCCCACCCTTCGTGGGGCGGTTCGTCTTAGATGGTTGGTGTTGACCTCAGAGTACAACCCTGATTTAGCTGCTAGCTCCCCAGTCTCAGCAAACATTGGCCTCAGGCCTCCCGTAACGAACTCCCAGAGTTTGACCCAGACTCCCACCAAAACCGCAGCTGTCACGGTACAGTCGGACGAACGAGTTGTAATGACTCGTGGAGATCACACAACGAACGTCCAACAGAGGACAGCTGCAGCTCGTGGGATGCCTGCCCCCCGTGGAAACAGCTCCTCTCGCGGGAACGGTTACGACGTCGAACCACAGGAAGCTCGTGCAGTAGCGAGGGCATTCAAGACCCCTGCTAGGGTGTCTACGGACATGGCTTTCGCTGGCGCAGCCATCTCTCAAGCGCAAGCGGTGGAGATTGAGCCAGGGCAAGGTATCAGCGAAAGCGAGTACCTGGAACGCCTGAGCCCAGAGGAAGCTGAGAAGTACCTGTCTGAGAAAGAGGCCAGGAAGGCAATTCATGCTGTAGATTTGGCGAGACATGGACTGCCAACAACTTCTCCCACGGTTGTAGGTCATGTACGCAAGATATCGTCTTCCTCAACCTCCGAAGGGATCCGTTCTACGGTTACTACGAGTGGGGGTACCGAGGTCTATGACGCGTCTACTGGGGACGCTAAGCCGGCCCTGAGTACCGTGTCGGCTGAGGGTCTCACTTTCAGCAACACGAATGGCCCAAAGCGTGCGTTTCAAGCTTCTACAGTGAGTAAAGAGGGAGTAACTGACGCTCGTCGTATTATCGCCAAAGCCATCTGTGCTGATTTTCCTGACAACTATTCGTTTGACGATCATTGGAAGCGTCGGTTGGCGCGTATCCAGCTGGATTTCTCCGATCGTCCCGACGTCATTCGGGCCATCTTTGCTGCCGAAACAGACGACTTCAAGAAGGTCATCTTGGAGGAGTTCCCCGAGGCGTTCAAGAGTTGAAAGTCCTCTTGTGCCTTGCTCGTTCCGAAGGCAAGTGGTGCCAGCAAGGGGACGACGATGGCAGAGAAGACCGCGGGCATCCACATCTATTTGATGGAGGAGCTCACTGACGCTCGTCTCCGCTGTGAGCAAGTCAAAAGGTACGTTGATCAGGCCATGCGCTTGGTCAACGGGTCTCCCCAAAAGGCTCACATCTACGAAGTGGCGGGTGACGTCCTCTACGGCCTTCCTGACGTTCTTTTTCGCCTAGATAAGGCTTTGGATGCGACCGCTTTGGCCGCGTCTCGCCTCGACTACGAAGAACTGAAACAAGACCTTCGCCCTGAAAAAGTCGAGGAGCTCGAAAACGTGCTCAAGGATGTTCGTATCCGGCGGTTTGACCGTCGTGCACCTCAGGAGATGACCATGCGGAAGTTGGCCACCGGAAGCGATGTCGCAGCAGTTCTTCACCACATCGCTGGTGTGATTGAGAAAGAAGAGAGTCAGGGAAAGCAGCCCAGCAGTTCGAAGATCGCTGAGGCACTTCAGGCAGTCATAACGGCCATGACTCCTTCCGCGAACGACGCACATCGCTCTAGATTTGAGGAGGGCAAGCCCGCAGACCCCACCGAGAATATGTCCGATGAGGATGCAGACACTTGGAAAGAGGAGCACGAGAAGAACAAGGACAACTTCAAGTCTGCAGCTCTTGACCCTGCCCCTGTGATGGGTGAAGAGATGGTGACTCAAGGAGTTGAGTCGATGTTGAACTCAGCTCGCAAGGCGCAGGCGGCCCTTACGAGTGGGAATGTCGGCAAAGTCTTCTTCAATGCGCTTGGTGTTCTGGATGGCCTCGGGGTACTAGGCAGAGCATACGACCTGCCTGACGTTGGGTTTCTCATGCGTGTCCGCAAGGCGTTCTTGACTCTTTCGAGTGGCCGTCCGTCTACCAACTTCTCGGCTTCTGAAGTACCTGACGACTGCACTTTCAAGTCTGCCGAGGATGACGAGCATTTTAGCCGGTTTGAGGAAGGCAAGCCCGCGGATCCCACTGAGAACATGTCCGCCGAGGACGCGAAGACATGGAAAGAGGAGCACGAGAAGAACAAGGACAATTTCAAGTCCGCCGCCAAAGACGACCCTCGTTGGATCCATGCTAAGTACGCAGGTACCACGCAAGACGGCACTAAGTTCAAGGCTGGCGATCTCGTTCTGTACTACCCGAGAACGAAGACTTTCATGGCCGGCAAAAAGGCTGAGGACGCCTGGCGAAAGTTCGAGATTGAGGTGACTGAGGAGGATGCGTACAGCTCCAAATCAGCCACTCTAGCTCCACCTCCCCCACAAGGCAGTGAGGAGCAAGTGGGGATGGGGGTAGAAGAGATCATGATGTATGCCCGCAAGGCGATGGCTGCCTATGCTCAGGGCAACACAGGCAAGATGTTCTATGCACTGCTTGGTATCCTCGACGGCGTTGGAGTGATTGGTACGGCGTACGACGTGCCTACACAGCCGTTGATGCTTTTGCGTAAAAACATCGCACCTATGTCATCGGGTCGTCCGATGGTCAACTTTGCTTCGGCAGAGCCAGTCGCTCGTTTTGAGGCAGGTAAACCAGCTGATCCTACCCAGAACATGACAGATGAGGATGCTGCCACATGGAAAGCCATGAATGAGGAGCATCGTGACAACTTCAAGGCAGCAGCTGATGAGCAGGTAATCGACGATTCCTACCTTGTTTCAACGGCTCAGGCGTTCAATCGCAACTTCGCCAAGACTCGTTTCATCAAAGGCACGCCTGAGGTCAAGCAGCAGGGCAGCTCCCTGTTTCTTTCGGTAGCCTTCCAACCATACAATGATGCGAAGGTAGACTCCTTCAGTGTTTTCATCAAAGATGGAGAGACCAAGGCCAAGGTCTCAGTTTGGGGCAGCTACGTTGGTGAGGGGGTGGACGTTGAGACTGAGGGCTTTGGGCAGCGCGGAGCCAAAGGGGACGTCGACCTGAAGAACATGGATCCGGTGAAATTTGCCGCGTGGATTGCCAAGCTCTCTAAGAAAATGAAGTGAGGCTGGCATGTCCAGTCCTCTTGTCGTTCGACCTGCCTACGGAGAGAACCGTCTAGGTGAAGCAGAGCTCCCTACGGGAGATGCTGCTGGCCGTGGTGTGTCTCTTGACCCTGAAATTCCTGGGTCGTCCACCTTCGCCAAGCCGTCGGAAGAATCTCCCCGACAGCAGGAGAAGAATGACGAGTCGATGTACAAGGTGGACGACGCGGACGACTTGCTGAAAGACCAATCACGGTCAGACCAGATCGACCACTCCAAAGCCAAACCCACAATGAGGCGGCCAGGGCCTCATGACGGCCCTAGCAAAACCAAGTACCCGTATCGTGATGGCATCCCCAATAGCCATAACGCTGGATTGGTTCTACGTGTTGCTCACAACTGGCTGGCTGAGATTGCCCCTGAGATTGGGGTCAGCCTCGACCTGCCCGTGAAGATTGCCTCCCGTATTTCTGACGTTGAGAACGGCCTCAACCCCAAAGTCGTCACCCGAGCCAAGAAGTGCACAGCTTCCTTGAAACGTGCGGACGTTTCCAACCTGAGGTGGCTTTTCACCGTGGATTGCGGCAACGGGCCTAAGACAGTCAAGTTGAAAGCCGCTCGCACGGGTCGAGTGACAGACTTGGCTAAGATGGACGTTAAGTTCACTTGCTCGTGTCATGCGTGGCGTTGGTTAGGTTCTGAGCATCACTCTAAGAGAGAAGAGTACCTTGACGGTAAACCAAGGGGGACGGCAACACCTCCGGTGATTAAGGATCCGCTCGGTGTGAATCGAGTGTGCAAGCATGTTGCAGCGGTCATCGGGAATGTCCGTCAATGGAAAGTCCCGCTTAAATGAGGATGCTAAATGCCGACCTACCAAGTTGAGTGCCACGATTGTGGTCGTGTTGAGGACAGACGACTCTCGTTCTCCGAGTATGATGCGGTCAAATCCGGTAAGGAGCTTGAGTGCACCGGTTGCAACAAACCAGCACAGCTAGCGTTCGCACCAGGTTCCTTCGGGTTTATCCTCAAAGAGGGAGAGAGTGGAGGTTGGGCGTCGAAGTCCATCAAGGAAAACGCATATCGCAAGAACCGCGCTCACGTGATGGAGAAGCGTAAACGCGATCATGTGCGGCCTCAGGTTTTGCAGCCGAACTACCAGGGACAGGAGACCGGCACGTGGAAGGAGGCACAGGAAGCCGCTCGTTCGGACAAGGGGAACGCTTCCGCTTCTACCTATGATCCTCTAGTGGCTAAGGAACGGGTGGCAACATGACTGCGCGTCTATTTTCGATTCTTCGGCGTAAGGTTGGTCTCGTCGATCTCATCGCTCCTGCACAAGCTCCGAGTACCGGAGTGGTGCAGTATCGACTCAAGATGGACTCGACTCCCACTGGGTCTTT